TAGGTATGCAAAAAAAATACCTTTTAAAACTTTTGACACAGTCGAAACGCAAAAAGCTTACGAAACATATTTACAAAATCAAGAGGTGGCGTAATGCACATATATATAGTAGACGATGATGATGGCGAAACAACATGGATTGTTAAATCTAAAGACTTAGAAAGATTTAAAAAAGAGTTTGATTGGATAGATGACGACATAATATACAAATACTCTGTAAACAATCTAGCAGAAATATGTAATGCTGTTCAAGGTGGTGCAGGACAATATTCAGGGCGTGTTTACAGATGATTAATTTACACAAAATGGTATTGCTAAAAGTTAAACAAGATTATGCTGACGGCAAATTAGAGAACCAAGTACAAAACATTGTGCATAATCTGAATCTTGATGAAACAAATGATATAGATGAGATACTCTATATAATTGCAGAACAAAGAATAGATGAAACACGATGAGCAGATGTATTGGATTGCTGTAGGCAGTCTTCTAGTCTTTGTGTGGCTAGTTATATACATGTAGAATGGAGAGATAAATGAATCAAGTTAAATGTGAAAAGTGTAAGAAAAGCTTAGCTGATTTTACAGAGAACTCAGATTGGGGTGACGGCACTGGTGCTGACGAATACTTTTGTCATGACTGTGAAATAAGTACCGTTATGCCGTATAAGAAGGTATATGAAGAACCATACGTATTAGAATGAAAGTATTAAGTTTATTTGATGGCATGAGTTGTGGTCGTATCGCACTCGACCAACTGGGCATACCTGTCGAAACCTATTACGCTAGTGAGATAGATAAGTATGCTATTCAAGTCAGTCAAGCAAACTACCCAGACATCATACAAGTAGGTGATATATGTGACCTAGACCCAAAAGATTACATGGATGTAGACCTTATGCTCGGTGGCTCACCGTGTCAGGGATTTTCATTTGCGGGAAAGCAGCTTGCCTTTGATGACCCAAGGAGTGCATTGTTCTTTGAATTTATACGCCTGCTCAAAGCAATCAAGCCAAAATATTTCTTATTAGAAAACGTAAGAATGAAAAAAGAGTTCTTACAGGTCATATCGCAACAAGTATCAGAGTGCTATCCTGAGATACCCTTTGGCATAGAACCCATTTTTATTAACAGTTCGTTGGTATCAGCACAATCTCGCCAACGCTACTATTGGACTAACATACCCGGAATCAAACAACCTGAAGAACGAGGTATTGTGCTTAGGGATATATTAGAGACAGAAACAGATGAGCAACCTGTTAAGGACACAGAAAGAAATCAAAGGCACTATAGGGATGAAGATGAGAAGTCTTTGTGTATGACAGCTACCATGTACAAGGGTGCAGGCAATAATGGTATGACCTTAGTTCCTAATAAGCCAAATCAAATAAACCCAAGTAAAAAAGCAAGTGGTAAACAGCCTTACATACAGGACAGGGTGTTTCACGAAGATGGTAAAAGTCATAGCCTTACAGCTTCATTTGCTGACAGAACAAATGTAGCCACAAGACCTATCAAGGTAGGCATGAACGTAGAGCAAGTAAAGATTAGAAAGCACGAGGTTGATATAGTTGGATTGCAACAATGTATTTTAAGCCATTATGCAAAGTGTGGTATGAGTAAAAAAGAGATAGCTAAGCAGCTTAACGACAAATATTCTACGGTAGAACATTATTTTAGAAACCTTGGTAGCGAATACTTTGCTATACCATCAGATGAGCATTGGCCTCAGTTGAAAGAAATATTAAACATCAAGACCAATAAGTATGATAAGTCCATCATGGAGTTTGAGTATCGTGACGGTGTATTTGAAAGCACACAGAGAGTTTACAGTGAAGAAGGTAAGTCACCTACGCTTACTGCATCAAACAAAGAACAGATGATTGAAACAAAAAAAGAATACATATCTAAACAATCAGTTGAAAAGTATGTTGAGGATGTAAATGCAGAGTTTAATGACCCATACAACAAAAAGACTGTGAAAGGAGATAAGTCAACAACGCTTAGGACCAACAGCAGCAATGGTAATATGTGGGTAAACGATAAAGCAATAAAAGAAACCAAACCCAAGCAAGTAGGCACAGCAGTAGATATAAACGGACATGACATACTCAAACGAGTTTATAGTCCAGATGGTAAGTCGCCTACAGTAACAGCTTGTAGTGGTGGTAACAATGAGCCTAAGGTGGTTGTCGGTGGTGCTTTACGAGCTAGGTCAAAAGATAAAGATGGAAAGCATGTTGGTTGGAAAGAAACAAAGCCTGAACAAATGTTAGAACTGCGTAAAGATAATAAGTCAAACGCTGTTTCATCAGTAAGCAAAGATAGTTTGGTGGTGAACTCCTATAGAGAAGTAAGAACAGATGAGGCCAAAGCAATGCGTAAAAAGGTAAGGCAACAGACAGGTAAAGACCACACACCTTTTAGAGCAAAGAAATTAGAGCCTAGGAAAGACGGCAAGGTTGGTACAGTTACACCCAGTTTAAATAAAGACCACGAGATAAGCATTAAGAAAGAAGAACTTACATGGCGCAAGCTTACACCTTTGGAGTGTGAGCGATTGCAGACTGTCCCAGACAACTACACGAACCATGTGTCTAACACGCAGAGATATAAGATGTTGGGCAATGGGTGGACAGTTGAAGTGATTAAACACATATTTAATAACATGGAGTATTGATTGGATAGAAGAAAAATACCTAAACATTTAAGGCATTTATCAGACCGAGCTTTGCAATGTTTGTTATACATATTTAGAGCAAGGTAACGACAGGGTAGGGTAGGGCATAGTAAATTGCTCAACATTACAGCTTTATGCGTCTGGTGTAAGGGATAGGGTACAGCAAGAGGGGATAATACCCTTTTCCTTACCCTGACCGTAAACGCTGATTCTACCGTTGTTTAAGGTGTTATTAGTGTATAGGGTATAGTATTATTAATAATAATAATAATTATAATAATATAGGAGTACAGGTATATATATAGTATGGCTAATATATACATATATAAGAATAGGGAAAGCATACCCTCTACCCTCTACCCTAATATTAGATTTAAGGACATTTAATGGCTAATTATAAAAAGAAAGGTAAGAAGGCTCCTGATAAACCATTGGTTAACAGACCAGCAGCATTTGAATCTGACCCAGAGTTTGCACTAACAGAAATGCAAACAGCCTTTGTTTGGCATTATGTAAATGACAACTGCACGCAGACTGAAGCTGCAAGAAGAGCAGGGTTCGAGTTCCCGGCGCAAGCAGCTACAAGGTTTCTCAATGGCAAAGAATATCCAAATGTACTTAAAGCCATCAAGGTTGGTCGAGAAGAGTTAGCACATAGATATGCAATCACTCCTGAAAAGACAGCTAAGATGTTATGGCAGATAAGTGAAGAGGCCTACAACAAAGGTCAGTTCAATGCTTCAGTGTCTGCATTACGAGAACTGAACGAGCTTGCTGGGTTAAAGATTAAGAAGACAGAGAACTTAAACATCACAGCCAATTTGGATAATATGAGTCATAAAGATATAGAAGGCAGACTAAAAGAAATATTCGGTGGCGATATAATAGATGCACAAGTAGATGACGTGTAAGAGTTTAGTGCTAGTCCATAAATATCAAATCAAACCTAGTGTTGGCCTTTTTTTCTCTACAAAACGCCAAAATCTGAAAAAAAATCAAAAAACAACGGTATATCAGTAACTTACGGCAAATTTTTGTATAACATTTTAAGGACATTGCTACATAGTCCGAATCGCATAGTGTCCACAGTGCTAACATCTACACTTTTATGCGGCCAAAAAGCCTATAAACATGGGACTCTATTGGATTCCAAAACCAAATCTCAAAAAATAATAATTTATTGACCGCACCCCAAAAATATCAGGGCTGCTGTCACAACAGCTATTGCAACTAAGTTATAAAAACTCAATATCCATTTTTCATC